GAGCGTAACTCTGACACCACTAACACTTGCAATCGCCCGAGTCTCTACCGTTCCATCAGCCATCACAACAGACAACTTATTGTTACTGCCGCTTGGCAAAACTGCTGTTTGATCAAGATCAACAAAATCGCGTGTCGCTCCAACAATTCGACCAGCAAGTCGAGTGGCGAGACGCATCTCATCAGACACCTCAAACACTTGGCCAGGCAAAACGTTTAAGCCTTCAAGGCCAACAGAAAAGGTGACTGTTTCGTCATGCAATTTTTCAGATTGCATGATCCACCGTCCCATGCGTTGGGCTTGATATTTAGAGGTACAACCAAAAGCGACAATGCTTTTCTCTTGTATGCCGTACTTACTAATCAGTGCTTGATCTTCAATAATAATAAAGTTTGGTTTATAGAAATTGTCTGGGTCATTGTATCTGACGCGAACCCGAGTGTTACGAGTTTTAAGTGATGAACCGCTGTAAACAAATCCACCGCCTACAACGTTCGAATTACTAAAAACATGAATAGCGGCTACGTTTTCACCGCCCAGTTCTCCGTGATCTGCGGCAATTTGAACGTTATCTGCCTTCCAAAAAAGCATGCCGCGAAAAACGCTGGCCATGTCTTGCAGGACGTTGTAAGCCTCAGCCTGCGAGCCAATGACAGTGTTGATAGCAAAACGCGGCTCTTGTCCTTCAGGCGTACTAACAAGCTCATTGCAATAACGAGCAATATCAATTAAATCGACCCAGTTTAAATTTGACTGGTCGATAAAGTCACCAGCACCATAACGACTGTTGGTAAGCAGGTCATAAAAACAACAAACAGGGCATGTTGTCCAGTGGGGGTCTTCTGTCAGACTGCCATCAAACGGAATGTTGTCTGATTTAAAATCAAGGCTACCATCAGCACGAACTTGACTGTAATTAGAAGGAAGTTTTACTTTTAAACCTTTTACCTCATACGCTCTAGAAGGCAAAGTGTTGTATTCCTCTGAGTCAATACTTAAATATGCGAGCGCAGTATGCGGGTATGAAACTTTGACGCGTTTACCAATAACCATGCTGGACCAAAATATGGTGTCAGCTCGTTTACTCGCCAATGGGGTTCGCTTTGGCAAATCTTCAAGGTCCGTAAATTTAATCTCAAAAGCCTTTTCTTTGGCTTGATCTTTGGCTTCTTTTTGAGCATTAGACAGGGCCGTTTGCGGCTTTTGTCCTTCGTTAATAAGCTCTTGCGTTCTTGTTGAAACAAAATTAGTGTCTATCTCATCCCCAAAATCAAGTTTTCGCACTCTAATACGATACGGAAATTTGAAACCACGCAAATCAATTTCTTGCGTTTCATACTGATACTCTGATGTTGAAATGCCTTTTATGACGTTCTTTTGGTCTGTGTTAATTGAGGCAATAGGAATTTGTTTGAATGAGCCGTTTTGATCTTGGATTTCAACGGCTAGTTTAATTTGAGCAAAAAACAGTTGGCCGCGTGCCAAGCCTTCAGCAGCAACACAAAACAGTTTAGGAATCGTAAAAATTAATTTTACAAAATCAACTTCTGAGTCAGTAATGTCACGAACAACTTGACCCGCTCCATAATTGCGGCCATTTTTTTTGACTAAATTTGATTGCGTCAGCTCTTCGCTGTAGTTTTTACCAACCTGCTCTCCAACGGGTACAATCGTTGTTTGTGCGTCAGAAAAGACTGTGCGACTTCTAAAATTGCTTTGATCCTGAGTGCCGTCAGTTTTGTCAACAAAAACAGCTCTTTGCTGTAACTGATCAAAAGTAACTTCTGTTTCATTTAAAAAAATGCTTTTGCGATGATGCACAAAGCCTTCAATCGGCCCTTCACAAATAGCGTCAATTAGCTTGAGATTAGTTTTTGAATTTAACGCCATTAGTCCTTGTCCTCCAAAAGACTGTAGCCGTATGCTTGCAATTTTAGCTTTGCATTCTCATGAACTGCAGCATCGAGAATTTCAACAGAAATTTTGACCTTTTTCCCCTTATCGATTCTTGGCATTTCTAGCCTGTGCCCAAACGTTACGTCTTGAGTCTGCAGCAACAAACCTTGGACAGTTGCGCTTGCTGAGGCCGCAACAACGTCACCACCGTCGTCATCGTCTTGAGTGACTTCTAGCTTTATTTGGTAATTGATAAAACCATCAATCTTTGTAGAGCCTTTTGCGCCTGCAAAATCAAATAGTCCTTTGTTTATCTGAAAAATAACATCAATTTTTTTTCGTTTGCTCGGGTTTTTAAAGTATTGAAGGCCCTCTTCTTCAAGAACTTCGCCTGCTTCCAAAGGCTTGTTGTCGCTTGGGCCAAAAACTTTGTTGATAACTACTTTCTTTTTTTTCTCAGAATCACTTGAATTAACAACAAGATCAGTTTCAGATCCGGTTAGCGTTTTTAACCCTCCAAGACTTTTAAGCTCTCGCTTAAGTTTTTGACCGTTAATTCGCAATGTTTGCAGGCCAGGCGATCGCGTTTCAAGTTTTAACGGATCAGAGTCGTCAGCGACTTCAACGTTGGCAGCCAGCAAATGTCCGCCAGTAATTACACGCCCATAAATGACAGGAATTGTTACACCTGTTCCAACGGTATTAGCGGGGCCAGTGAATGCATAAGACTGCTGCCCTGATCCTCCACGAGTAACACCTTCGGGGCCAGTGCCTCTAACGTTTGTTCCTTCGCCTCTGATTCTGTTAGCGCCAAGGTTGCCAAGCTGCGGCTGTGGCGAAATTAAGTTAGCCGTGCCTTGCAAAACAAGACTTGCACCAACTGCGCTTAAAGCTGTGCCAAGGGCTGTACCAAATGCTGATCCTGCCGCAAATCCTGTAATAGAACCAGCAAATGCTCCGCCAAGAATTGAACTACCGGCGGCACCTGCACCAAAAATACTGGTCGCACCAAACAATCCAGCACCAGGCAGCAAGAACGACGCACCGATTAAACCAGCGCCAAGCAAGATTTGTGTTGTAGAAGCACCGCCAGCACCAGAAATAACTGGCACCACAAGCAATGGCTTGCTGCCAAACGGGAGATGCAGCTCGTCGTATCCCATAGACGCGCCGCCTTGTATTACCTTGTAGCCAACACCGTTCTTGTGAGCCTCACACAATTCCTGCTTCAGCTTTGGATAGTTGAAGCACAACAGCTTGATCGCGTCAGCTGGTGTCCGTAAGTTGTAATACTCGTGCTGCTTGCCGTACTTTTCGCCAAGCTCACCTGCCAGGAGGACAAGTTGCATGACGGTAGACAGCTGCAGTCCTTTCCCAATAGTACCGCCGCAAAGGCTCTACTGCACTTATGCCATTCATTCTTTGGTGCAAGATCCTGTCACCGCCCACATAGACCGCAGCATGCATGGGGTTTTTGGTCCCAAGCCTCATGATCAATACATCATGACGTTGGCGGTCCTCAAATAACACACGCTCAAACCCTACGGATTTGGCGTATTTCAAAAATATGCTTTCTGTACGCTCCAAATTTTCAGGTCGAGGAAAGTCTGGAATATCAATCTTGAGCAGCTGGTAGTAGTCCCGTACCAACGAAAAGCAGTCTTGCTTGCCGTACTCCCAGTGCTTTCCCATTAAGGGTTGATAGTTAACCATTGCTTATCTGGCACAGAGTAAACGTACCAAGGCAGCTTGGTTTGACGACAAGCATTGCGGTCATGCTCGCTCACAGGAGTGCCCTCAGGATGCGAATGCACAACAGCTTCTATCGTTCCAGCAAACATGGCTCGTGCATAATCCACTGGATTGATCACAAAATTTGCTTTGGGATCAGGAGCAATGTTTCTACAAGGAAAATAACTGCCGTCAACTACAAGACCCGCTGATTCTTTTGGATGCTCTTGCTCTGCGTGCCGTACAGCCTCACGTTTGAAGTCTTGCGCCATAGAACCCACCAAAAGGCAACTCTTCATTTTGCCCAAACCTGGCTTGGCAACTTGAGACACGTTTGCCGCAAATGTCGTTTGTCACAATGCCGTCTTCAACAACCTTGCTGCTCTCAGGGATGGCAATATCGTCGACAGTAAAACAATTATCACCCTTATAACCACATTCTGTTTGTCTGTATTTCCAAGGGCAAAACTCCTCAACAGTGCGGCGAGGCAAAGCGATATTGGTTAGGTCAAGTTTAGGAGCAAGTTCAAATTCAACAAACTGTTGATTTTCAGATGATACTCTATCAATGTACCATGTTTCTACAATTTTGGCGTCAGGATCAGCCGTGTCGTTAAAGGTCTCCATAATAAAATTGTCAGAGCCCTCGGTAAC